GAAAATAACCACTCCACCTTCTTTGTATAAAGAGTATGCATACCAAATGACAGACTCACTTACTACGGAATCTGGAGTCTTTAAAGTTAACACATTGCAGTTTGAAGATCTAATCGTAGCTGCTGAAATTTAATATAGGATTAAACAATGAATGGATCAAGCAAGAACTCAGGTGATCTAGGCGTAACGGCTGGAGACACTCTGCACACAGGTAAGGCATTCCTTACTGGCGTTAGCATCAGTGCTGCCGCTGCTGACGTAGTAGTGACCATCTATGATAACACTGCGGCATCTGGAACAGTTGTACTCAAATACACCTTGGACATCTCTGTCGATGGCCTGAGTACCTATGTGCATTTACCTCATGTACGATGTGATACAGGCCTCACCGCTGTAGTCACAGGTACTGGTGCTGTCGTAATGGTACACTATAAGTAATGTCCTTATCACCTCCTCCTGCTACAGAGCTCTCATTTGGGTTCCGCTGGATGCAATGGCTGTATGAAGTTTATAAATGCTCTAGAAATAATGAGCTGAGAGTGGCCACTACAGCACAACTAACGGATGCTGCTGATCCAGTAAATGTAGATGGAAGAAAAGTAGCAGGGTATCCTGTATACAATACTACTACCAGTAAACCAGTATGGGCAGACGGAGCCGGAGCTACTGACGTCTGGGTAGAAGCTGATGGAACAACTGAGCACACACCTTCGTAGGAGCAAATATGTCTAAAGGACACGGACTTAGTCCCGGGTATAGAGCAGGAGACAACTGGATAACCTGCCAGCGTTGTGGGTTTGAGCGCAGGGCATCCCAGATAGCTGAAGAATGGAACGGACTAGAGGTCTGTAAGGATACGTGCTTTGAGACTAGGCACCCGCAGGATTTCCTCCGAGTAAAGGAAGAGAGGATTACACCTGCTCGTACTGGCTACCAAGTTGACTTGGATGCTAGTGCAGTTGATATTAATGGCGACCCAATAGGATTAGCATAATGGCCTTTACTACTTCAGATGATCACAAACTAACAGCTACTGACATAATCACAGAGGCTCTTGAGATCTGTGCGGTACTAGAGGAAGGAGAAGAACCTTCTACTAATGCTACTACCACAGCCTTGCGAAGCTTGAACAACCTGATTAAACTGTGGAGCACAGACAACCAGATCTTTGCTCAAGACGAGTACACTCTTGATCTGGTGGCATCTACGGCATCCTATCAGCTAGACTCTGGTAACGTAGGATATATACCTAACAAGATTCGTAACGCTACTCTGGTTCACAGCACTAATGATACAGAGATTCCACTGAAGCCTCTGACACAAGAGGAGTGGTATGCTCTGACAGACAAGACTACTGAAGGCATCCCTACCCAGTACTTCCAGAAGCGCAACCCCGTGGGTGTCGCTACTGACCTGTACTTGTGGCCGGTGCCTAGTGATACAACCTACGATCTCAAACTGTGGCTCCAGTATCCTATCAGAGATGTTGATGCCGGTACGGATGATCTGTGGTTCACACAGGAATGGTATCTGGCCCTCTCTTTTGAATTAGCTTATATCCTGTCCTTTAAGTACGGTGTACAAGGAGCGGAACGGGATAGAATTAAAATAGCGGCTGATGACTATTACGATACGGCTTCTTCCTACGACACAGATGGATCTGTCTACTTCCAACCGGAGAGTATGAATGGCTAGTCCCCCTAGACTACCAGCAACAGTGGACTATAGGATTAACTCTATGTCCGGATACACTGTAGACGAGTTAGAGTCTGGGATGACTAATGCTGTAGTGGAGAACTACGGAACACAGAGACAGGTCTACGCCACACAGCGTCCCTCTATAACTGTTACCGAGCTTGCCGCAGCCTCAGTCACCGACGCACGTGGCCGAGCAGTGTACCATTGGACCGAAGGCGATGCTATCTATATGGTCAACAACACTGACCTATACAAAGGGAACTATGGGACTAGTATCTCTTCTGCTATAACAGCCGGTACAAATCCCTGTACATTCCTAGAGCTGGATGATAAGCTGGTTCTTCTTGACTCCACGGGAGACAAAGGATGGCAGATAGAGACTGATGATACTGTTACAGAGATTACAGACACTAATTTCCCTCCTAAAGACACTCCCGCTGTATCTTTAGCTTACGGGGGAGCCGTGCTTAATGGATACTTATTTGTCTTAGGGACTAATGGAACTGTCTATAATTCAGATAATGGTAGTGTTACCTCATGGACAGGAACTAGCTTTATTACTGCGGAACGTGACTATGATGGTGGCCAATATCTGGGTAAGCACCACGATCACATTGCGGTATTAGGAGCAAAGACTATAGAATTTTTCTACGATGCGGGCAACGCTGCTGGCTCTCCCCTAGCTAGACGACAGGACATTATGTACAACGTAGGTTGTGCTGATGGCGCTACCGTGTGGCAGGATGGCGACACTATCTATTTTATAGGAGTGGACAACACTGGTGCTTATGCTGCTTACGTTTTAGATAATTTTAGACTGGAGAAGGTAGAGAACTCAACCATCAATGCCTTCTTTACCCAAGCAGGTATAACCGAAGGAGCAGGTATGGTAGGAGCAGGGCTCTCTGCTTTCGGTCACAAATATTTTATAGTGACTGTACATACTACTCCTGATGATATCTTGCCTGCAATCTCTCTGTGCTACGACCTAACAACAAAGCTATGGAGTGAGTGGTCTACTCTCTCTGGAGCAGGGCTTGCATTTCCCCTGATGTCTTGGACACTGCGTTCCGGTGCTAGTGAGGGACGAGCAGGGGAAGGTATTATGTCTAATGGAGACCTAGTAAGAATCCGAGCGGACATGTTCCCTATTGACGTTACTGGCACTGATCCCTACTTCGTTCCCGGTTATTACGTTGATGATGACTACTACAATAATTTAGACGGAAGAACAGACAATATAGAGTTTAAGGTTAGGTTTGGCCAAGAAGACATGGGTATATCCAATTATAAATTCTGTCATAGTGTCCTTCCCGTGGCCACAAAAACTCCATCCTCCCAGACAGTTACAATTAAATGGTCTGACGAAGATAATCAAAGTTTTACGACCGGTAGAACTTTAGACTCTTCTACTAGGAGTAGAGTTAGACGAGCAGGAGAGTATGCCCGTAGGAACTATGAACTACTTTACTCTGGATCAGAGGCTTATAGATTAGAAGGCCTTGAGCAAGAACTAACATTAGGAAGGAAATAATACATGCCTACTTTAAGAACACGAGCAGCTAAGGGCAGCTCTCTTACACACACAGAGGGAGACACAAACCTCAAGAAACAAGTAACTGCCAAGACTACTACGTATCAAGTAACGGTAGCTGATAACAGAGATACCATTGAGTGTTCTCATGCCACTGTTGATTTCACAGTCACGCTTCCTACCGTTGCTAACGCAGCGGCGGCAGAGACTGGGGATTTTGAGGTAACAATAACTAATATTAATGCCGCTACTATATCTGTAGATGGGTCAGGATCTGAGACTATTGATGGCTCCGCCAGCGCCATTGAGTTGGCACAGTGGGAGTCTATAACGGTACGACTAAATGCAGCGCAGACTGGATGGAAATCTATATCTAACTACTCCTCCGGTGCTATAGCAGAGACCACGGGTACTTGGACTCCTGTGGTTAGCGATGGTACAAATGATTGTACTACTGTTAACCAATCGGGAACCTATGTCAGGATAGGCTCTATGGTATTTGTCTCCTTGCATTTTACTATAAATAGCACGGCCAGTGCTTCGGGAGCGGCTAGAATTACTGGTCTTCCCTACACTTCTGCCAACACCAGCGCACAGCATGACTTCGCCCTCAGTGTTGGGGAGTGTGATAGCCTAATAACAGCAGCAGCCGATCCTATGGTTTCTGCTCAAGTAGAGGCTAACACTTCCTATATTACGTTACATCTTTGGGATGCTGGAGCTACTGGTACTACTCCAATGACTATTGCAGAGATTAGCAATGGTGGTGATATGAAGATTTCAGGCTGGTATGAAGCAGCATAGCAACTGCACCTACAACTTTAAAGGGAATAAAAAATGAGTGATTGGTGGGATGAATGGGGTGAAGATCTCTTTGGTGTTGGAGTAGACTTGTGGAACCAGCAGAGTTCCTCAGATGCTATTGATAGCTCACGAGATGATTTAGAGCAGGGATTTCAGAGGCAGAACCCGTGGTCTGTGTATCAGCCTATGATGGGTGCTGGTCTTATGAATCTATTGTCCGATCCCGGACAGGTGGTTAATACTCCGGGCTATCAGTTCGCCTATGACCAAGGACTGCAAAGTCTCTTCGCTAAGCAAGCTGCTACTGGTAATCGATTCTCTGGTGGTGCGATGGTAGACACTATGAAGTTTGGTCAAGGACTGGCTTCACAGATGTACAACCAAGAGGCCAATCGCTACGCACAACTCTCTGGAGCTGTGCAACCTATCCAAGGGGGTAATACTTTGGGACAGAACAACTCTGCTCTAACACAACAGCAGTCCTATAACCAAGGATACTTCTGGAACAACTTATTTAATACTGCCACTAGTGCGTTCAACCCTACCTCAACTGGTAGCGGTGGAGACCCCTATGGTGGGTACACAGGTGCGACAGCCGGAGGACGGTAACATGCCTGATCCGTTAGACATACTGAACAGTATTATTACGGGGCAGAACTCAGTAGACCAGTTCTCTCAGGGCACAGATATGCTCAGTGGTTTATTCCCTCCCCGTAGGGATGCTAACCTTGCTGGGTCTGGTGCCTATGAGCCTCGGTATAGGGCCGGTACATTTCTTCAGCCCGGACAGAATATGTGGGGCACGGGTGCTAACCTGATGTCTTTGTTCCAAGGAAGAGGACCCGGCAGCGGCGGAGG